CCTTTGCATCCAGCGCAACAAGAAATATTTGCCTCGCCTTCGAGGTTTAAAGTTGTTGGTGCTGGACGAAGGTTTGGAAAGTCACATCTTGCTAGGGTTAAGCTAATTGTAAAAGCGTTAGAAGAAAAAAATGAGTTTGGTTATGCACTACAGGATAAAGCATGTTACTACATTGCTCCTACATTTAACCAGGCTAAAGACATTATGTGGCAACCTCTTAAACAAATGGCGGCTTCGATAACGGAAAAAGTTCGGGAAAACGAAGGAATTCTAACTTTAGTTAATGGTCGGCAAATCCATCTTAAAGGATCTGACCGTCCCGAGTCACTTCGCGGAGTTGGGCTATCGTATGTTGTGATGGATGAGTACGCATTTATGAAAGAAGAAGTGTGGACAGCTATCATTCGACCTACTTTAGCTGATGTTAGGGGAGGAGCTTTATTTATTGGCACGCCAAACGGTAAAAACCATTTTTATGACCTTTTTTTAAATGCTCGTGAAGGGCTAGATGCGGAAGATTGGGAAGCTTGGACGTATAAATCGTTAGATAATCCTTTTCTTGACCCAAAAGAAGTTGTAATGGCTACCAAAGACATGCCAATGGAGTACGTTAAGCAAGAATTTGAGGCTAATTTTTCGTCATTTGGCGGTACGGTCTTTAAATCTGACCTAATAGAACAAGTTGACAAGCCTTTAGGTTCGGGTGACGTGTATATTACCGTAGATCCAGCAGGATACGAAGATGTGAAGGGAGTAGCCCAAGGAAGAACAAAGCGATTAGACGAAACAGCAATTTCAATAGTTGAAATAACGTCTAGTGGGTGGCATTGCCACGATATAATTACAGGTAGGTGGGATGTTAGAGAAACAACACTGCGGATTTTGCGTACAGCGCAGAAATATAAGCCTAAATTGCTAGGTATAGAGCGCGGAGCATTAAAAAATGCGCTAATGCCATATTTACACGATAATATGCGTAGATTAAACGTATATCCGTATATTGTGGAGTTATCTCACGGTAATCAGAAAAAATCGGACAGGATTGTATGGGCATTACAGGGCCGCATGGAACAGGGAAGACTTACATTTCAACCCGGAGAGTATTTTGACAAACTTAGAGACCAGCTATTAGATTTTCCTAACCCGATGGCACATGATGATATGATTGACAGTCTAGCTTATGTTGACCAAATAGCTGTAACTCCGTATGACATGAACATTAACGAATCAGAAGATACGCAATGGGAACCACTAGACGACGTTAGCGGGATGTAAAAGGATACCTAATGGCAAAAGCACAATTACTTGATGTGACACAATCTCCCGCGATGCAGCAGGAACAAACAGTAGACGATGAGCTAACTGGCTGGATTACATACAAGGTTAACAATTGGGAAAGCGCACGTAACAGTCAGCACGCACAACGATGGAAAGAATACTATCGATTGTGGCGAGGACAACATGCGGGACCAGAAGATAAAATTAGACAGCACGAAAGGTCTAAAATTATTGCACCTGCTTTGCAACAAGCAATCGAATCGGGTGTGTCGGAAATGGAGGAAACTATTTTCCACCGGACAAGATGGTTCGATTTAAAAGACGATGTACGCGAAGAGATTTTTGAAAAAATGCTGATAGAACAAAGTCAGCAACTTCCTCCAGAAGTTATTCAAGAACTAGCTAGAGATGTTGATACAAAACTTGACTCATTAACAACACAACTATTAGAAGATTTTGAGACATATAACGTTAACAAAGCTATATCGGAAATTCTCTTAAATGCTGGGCTATATGGTACAGGTATAGGTAAGATTACGGTAGAACAAATACCTCGCCGTGTGCCTATCACAGGTTCTTTTGGCACTACCTCTGACGTTGCCGTTGTAGACGATATAAAAGTTTCTTTAGCAGCGGTAGACCCTAACGAGTTTGTGATAGATACAGCCGTCACTAATATAAATGACGCTCTTGGAATGGCTCACATATACACAATTCCTATGCACGAAATGATACAGAAGCAGGAACGAGGAATATGGAACGACACGTTAGTTGGAAATTACGATAACGACGAAGATGCCCATCCGACTTTAGACATTTATGAAAGTGACTTTGAAGACAAAGAACATGTAGAGATCATGGAATACCACGGGCTAGTGCCTAAGGAGTTATTCGACGAGTCTAAGACAGTCACTGACCCTCTGGCAGAGTTTGCAGAAAAAAACAGTAACATCGAATACGATGAAGCTGGGGGTATGGTTGAGGCGTTAGTGTGGATAGCTAACCGCTCTATTCTGCTCAAAGCGGTAAAGAATCCTTTTATAATGCAAGACAGATCTTTCGTAGCATTCCAGTGGGATACGGTCCCTAATCGCTTTTGGGGACGTGGAATAGCTGAGAAGGGGTATAACCCTCAGAAAGCTCTAGACGCAGAACTACGAGCACGTATAGATGCACTGGCTTTAGCAACATATCCTGTGGCCCTTGTTAACGGAATGATGGCTCCGAGAAACGGAGATTTTGCTATACGGCCTGGACGAAACATAATTGTCTCTGGACCTGTTAATGAAGCCATAGCGCCGTTTAAGTTTCCCGGTCCTGACGCACAAAGCTACAGACAGTCGGCAGAATTTGAACGTATGGTTACGGTAGCTACTGGCTCGATAGATACTGCTGCTCCACTAGGCGTAAACCCTCGCAACGAAACTGCGGGTGGTATGTCTATGATGATGGGAGCTATGCTTAAAAGAGCAAAAAGAACGTTAAGAAACATGGAGTCTGAGTTCTTAGATCCTTTAATACACAAAGTTGCACATCGATATATGCAGTTTGATACGGAACGTTACCCGGTAGCTGACTATCGTTTTCGTGTTCACGGTGCCTTAGGTGCACAAGCTAGAGAGTTTGAGATAGCACAGCTAACACAACTTATGCAGTCTACTCCACCTAACTCTCCTGCGTATTATTTGCTACTTAAAGGGGTTATTAAAAACTACAACATTGAGGATAAAGACCAACTCGTACAACTTGCGGAGGGATTTTTGCAGCAGTCGCTTAACCCACCAGAACCGCAACCAGATTTTGAAGAGCAGGTTAAATTACAAGCACAAGCTCTACGCGAAAAAGAATTTATGTACAAGATCTCGAAAGGCAAAATGGAAGAAGCGTGTACTAAACTTGAAGTTGAAGCAGAGGCTGAAAGAGATAGAGGAGAAGCTATTTGGAATCAGAGCGAGGCAGTACTTAATGTAGAGAAATCGCAAACTGAGCGTATGAAAGCAGAAGCTGACTCAGCCTTGAAGTTTGCACAAGCAGCAGAAAGATTGGCAAATGGCGAACGTCCTGAAGAGTACCTAGCTTTAGTAGACGCTATTAAGTCATCCTTTAGCACGGCTACGCGGGACATGCAAAGAGAAGTACGTAGGACTATGGAAGACAGCTTACTACACTTGTCCACTCGGCAAACAATGTTTCCAATTCCTGGTAGTAACAGTATGCAAGAGAAGCTAGATGCATTACTTCAACAAAGCCAAGGACAGGAGCAACTTCCCGAGGAGCCAATAGATGAAGGCCCAATGCAGATAGAGCGTGATCAAAATGGTCGAGTTATTTCAATTGGTGGGCGACCAGTTACACGCGGCGACAATGGTGAATTGAGTGGAGTTGAATAATGCCCAGTACACATACATCTAATTTAAATTTAGAAAAACCTGCTGACGGAGAGCAAGNGGGTGAATGGGGAACCACNATTAANTCTAACATNGAATTAATTGATGCTGCGGTTTCTTCCGCTGCCGACGATATAACTACAGGAGATAGCGCAGTATCAATTGCAACAACGTCTGGAAATATTACGATTGATGCTCAAGGTAGTGACACCGATATTATTTTAAAAGGGACAGATGGTGGCGACGATACATTTTTTTTGACTCTTGACGGTAGTGATGGAGGAACAGCGTTATTTAGCCATGATGTTAAATTAGCTAATGATGGGGCTACATTAGGATTCGGGTCAGGGAACGACGTAACACTAACACATAACCACGATTCTGGATTAACGCTATCGGCGGGAGCGAACGCAACTCAACTTACACTAA